ACACCCGCTGCTGACGTAGCGTAAGCATAAATCTTTGAACCGTTTTCCAGTTCTAAAGAACGTTTGTTCCAGTTGATAATACCTTGCTGCAACCAGTGTGGAAGATATTCGTATGCTTTTTGAATCTTTGCTAAAATGTCTTGTGCTAATTGAAGTTTGTTAGCCAAAATACCAATGACAAACTCTTCATTGAACAAAGCACACCATAGCATGTAGCCAACAGTGGTAGTAGTTTTACCTACCTGTCGTGGCATTTTACATATTGTAAAGCGATTGTTGTGAAACTCGTTGACCATTTCTCTCTGAAAGTCCCACATGTCAAATGGAACAAGACCTCGATCAACGTTTACAATTTTTACATAGTTAGCAATAAAGTATACTGGATCTTCAGCACACTTTACATACTCTTTAACCTGTTCTTCTGTTAAGGATAATTCAACACCGACTTTTTTTAATCGGGCATTACCAAGATATCCGTCATCCATAATTTATCGTGTAAAACTCTTTAGCATCCAACCATGTTTTTGATGTGCGTCAAGAATATCTTGTAGAAAGTTACCTACTGCTGGTTCATCAGCTTCATCAGCAAGTGCTATACCAGCACGTAATTCTACGATATACTTATCGTTATCTTGTGCTAATTCTGACATCATAATCAATGGTGATGGTATTGCTACCAAATCATCTACCTTAGACAGTTCCATCATTCTTGCTAATGATGTTGGTGTGTAAGAACCTAAAGCACGAATATGTTCAGCAATAGGATCAGTCTGCTCAAACACTGCTTCATAGAATGTACCTAAGAAACCATGATATTCAGCAAAGTTAGGTCCTTCTACATTCCAGTGAAACGTGTGCGCCTTGAAATACAAACCAAAGTTTGTACCAAGAATAATTTTCATTTGTTCGATTAATTGTTCCATAGTTTTATTTATTTGATTTGATCATCTTTAAAAGTTCGGTAGTGGAGCAAACAAAAACTGCTTTGTCTATGCTGACTCCTTTACTAGACTCAGAAGATTGGGGTGCAAGCTCTCTCTTCGTTTTTTGTAACGCTAGTAAATCTTTGTTCATCTCAGATAGATTTTTCATCATCGCAGCTAAGACTTCATAAGCACGTGGTGATTCTGATTGATTAGCAACACTTGCTAAATCTACCATAGCTTTGCTACCAGTATCAATAAGGTTACGAATATTTTCACGTGCGTATTCTGCGTCTGCTTCTACTGAATCAACAGACTCTAAAACAATAGGTAGTTGTTCTGCTTTAGTTTCTTCTTTGATTGGTTCTACATCGAAGATTTCAGATAGATTTTTGTTTAGTTTTTTCATACCAAAGTATCCGGATATTCAATAATCGTTTCTACAAATCCAAATGAGCTATTAGGTAATGCTGTATTAGGATTTGGTTCAGTAATAACAGCAGCAGCATTTATGGAACTAATATCGAGCGTCGATACATTGTATTTTGCGCCTGAATAATCACCAGTTAATGTGTAACCAGTTTCGATATACTTATTACCACCAGTAATAACCAATGTGCCAAGTGTTGTGTTGCTGAAATATTCTATTGTGCCAATAAATCCATTTGCTGTATCACGTACTGTTTCACCTGTGGTAAACACATTGTTACCATTAGCATAGTCAACATATACTTTCTGTATTTCTTTTGATGAAAGATCAATATTGATGTTTGTATTAGCTGTGTTAATAAGTTTACCAGATTTAACTGGTGGCCAGATAAAGCTCTTAGCGGTAAAAGTCAAATCCCAAACAATCAATCTTGTTGTACCATCAGACATACCACCTTCATACTCGACCGTAGATGCTACAGAATTAAGTATAATAGGTACGTTATATTTCTGACCCATTGTTGGAATAAAATCCACAACAACGTTAAAATCTGGTGTAAAGAATGGTAGTATTTGTTCTAATATCTGTGTACCATCTTCTGTATTACGAACATAAATTGATAAACTAAATTCAAAGTTGTATGGCACAGGAAGATACTGAGTGCTTACGCCTGTGTTTGTAGCTGAAGCAAAGTTTTGTAATGTAGAAACTTGCTTACGACTCATATCATATTCCAGACTGTCAAGATTAAATGACATGCGTGGAATAACAGAGTTGATAGACTTGATGAGATTAGGATCAGATGTTATCTGTGTAAGATAACGTTCTTTGGGTCCATAAGAAAGTGGTACTTTTTGTTTTTCTTTTGGCACACCAGCTTGAGTATAACGAACAATCTCAATATCATTGAACATTGTACCAAACACAACGACCATCTTACGAATGGTGCGATGATAAAATTGAGCGTTACCTAACATTACGGTTCTCCAAACGGATTCACTTCCGTAAAGTCGATAATACTATCACTTGCTGCTTCGATACGTGCGTTGTCAAAGATATCTTCAAATGCGTTATTGGTTGTAGCAGCATCAGAAGCAAGAATGACTGTCCATTGTGCGCTACTTGTATTACCGTGAACATTTGATGTGGTTACAAAATCACCTTGTATACGGTACACATCAATATATGCGTTTGGTTGAAAGTCGTAAACAAGTGCTTGTGCTGTTGCTGTAGATAAAGTTGATCCTTGATATACAATCTCATCATTAAGAAACTTGCCTACACCAGAACCAAGAGAAATACGAACTTTTGGATAGTAATTACGAATGTTATTATCGATATCTTCAATGCCAGTTTCAATAATCTCATTAGAGAAATAAAACTGTTTCATCTTTAAAGCGTAAACATATACATTACCACCACGACCACGACCTAATGTATAGAACATAGCTTGATCGTTTTCACTTTCAACACTAGTAATCTCAAAGAAGCTGGTAGTTAAAGGAACGTAAATTAAGTCACCCTCACGTGGTCGTGTATAACCGTTAACTGTATATCTAAATCTTAGTCGTGATACGAGCATCGTAACTTCGTCACGAATTTCTAAACCAAACTTAGATATAAAGTCTTGCTCACCATCAAAACCAGTAACATTCTCCAAATACATTTCAAGAGCATGTGCTGTACGATATTCTTTTAACACATCTTCACCAAATAGATAATCTACTTGATCACGTGTTGTGCGTGGAAGATAATAGACATCTAAGCCATAAATTTGTAAGGCTTCAATGACTAGATTCTCAACAAGCACCTGTTCTGGAGTGATTGGTGCATCGCCAAGTCTGCTTGGAAAATTATTGAAAAAAAAGTTTGTGGCGATTTTAGTTACCTAATGCCTTTCTTGAAGCCCATATTTCTTTCATTTTTTCGGATTGCTTCAATTTATATTCAACATTATTTTTTCTTTTTTCTGCTGATATTTTTCCAGCAATACTGGCTTGTATAAATCTATCTGGATTATTTTGTCTTGCTAGTTTCATTTTTTCTTTTGCTTCATCACTATGTTTTTTACCTAGCATTGGTTCAACAACTCTTTTACTTCTAGCAATTTTTAATTTTTCTTTTGTTTCTGTGGTATGTTTTTTGTCGGTCATACCACCCTGACCACCATGAGTCATATTATATCCGTAACCAGTTTCAAAATACGAATTGTGTTCTTTTATAAAATAACTTTCCATTTTTCCCAGAACATGTTCTTTATCTTTGGACTCAAATATTATTTCCCAAGAAAAATTATCTTCACCGTATTTTTGTAATGCTTTATGTAATAAATAATAACTTCCATTTTTTGAACAACTTCTATGTTCAATCATTCTTTTCTCTAGTGATTTATGTGTATATCCAATATAAACTTTTTCGTTTATATTATTGGTGCATTTATAAATCTTATATGTTTTAGTTGCCATTAGCCTGTGAAGATTTCAGATGGTAGCGAACCCATTTGATAAATCTGCTCTTCCATGTCTTTTATTTCTTCGGATGCTTCGTCATAAATCTTCTGACCATTCAATGTAACGCCACCAGGCATTTGAATACCCTCAAACTTTTTGAGATTGTTACCCCACTGTTGTTTGATCTTTGCGGTAGCTAATTGTTTTAGAAAACGATCATTCCAAACATCTGTTGTACCTTCAATCTTAATCGCAGCATTATCATGTGTTTGCGTTGATGGTCCGATCAATGTTAGACTGGTTGGTGATTCGATATTACCAACTTGTTTTGATTCTGTGCCAATGGTAATAAAATCAAACGGCACAATTTCTTGATCAAACTTTGTACCATAACCAGTAACAGTATTTGATGATGGGCTACATGTTACTGTGCCAGTAAGAGTTACTGTTTCTGGGCGTAACACACGATAGCATTCAACAACAATCCATTCGCCAGGTTCAACGTCACGTGTCCAATCGATGTCAAGCATCACACGATTTTGATGACGATTAAAACGAAACTGTGGTGTGCCCGAAAACAATAGATTCAATGTACGTAAATGCTGCATCGTAATTTCATATGACACATATGATACCGATGTGAAATCGTACAAATCATGTAGACGTAATTGATAACGCAAGTCAAACATGTTGATTGATGCGTTTGATTGATCAAATGGGAAAATGCCAGTTACAAACTGCACAGCATCGGGACAGTAAATCCACTGACGGTCAATATCTGCTTGTGTGATTTGATGTTTCATAAAAATCTTCTCGGTGCCATCAAAATGATAGTCACGCCAAAAAGCTAAAGCATCATCAATGCGATCATCTACTTGATCGTCATCTACATTGATTTCAATTACAGGCCAACCAAGGCGGCGTAAGCAGTAATCTTTGAACTGTTGTCTCGTTGAGATTGTCATAGTTGTTTATTTATTTTTAAAATGCTATACTGCCGGAACCATTCCATCTAGCAACTCTAAAACTACCCGTATTAGAATACGAAGCACTATTTGCTATACGATTCGTTCCAACTTTAATTGTATCTGGCATTGTTACCTCTGTTTTACTTTATTTATTCTTAGTTTCCAAACTCAAGCATCCTTATAGTTCCAGCAGCAGTAAAACGATATATTCTATAACCAGCTGTATTGGACAATGTATAACCACCTGTTGCTGGTACAGTATTGAATGTATCTGGATATCGAATAATAACAACACCAGAACCACCACCACCACCTTGTCCACCAGTGCCAGTTTGTCCACCAGCACCACCACCACCGCCAGTATTTGTACCTCCACTTGTACCATTAAAGGGACTAGAACCTGGAGTCGAACCGCCACCACCACCAGGTGAACCAACTGGACCACCAGCAGTGCCACCACCACCAGCACTACAACCACCACCGCCACCAGCATAGGTTACTGGAGTGCCTGTGATAGAACTTGCTATACCTGTTCCACCAGCTTTACCTGATGCACCAGATTGACCAGCAGCGCCAGCGCCACCACCGCCACCACCAGCACGTGGTGATGGTGTGCCTTGACCATTACCACCATTATTACCCTGACCCGGAGTTGCTACTCCACCATTCATTGTTCCGACAGAACCAGCAGCCCCACCACCAGAACCACCACTACGTCCATTTCTTGCGGCAGCAGTACCATCTTCACCACCACCACCGCCACCACCAGCAGCCCACGTTGATGTTACTGGTGCAGGTGACGCAGTAAAAAATCCAGAGTTTGTTCCATTACCAGCAGCAGTTGTTGCTGATTGTGATCCACCACCACCTACTTGTATGGTATACGTAGCATTAGAAATTACACTAAATCCAGAACTTGTTATCAATCCACCAGCACCACCACCACCAGGAAATCCATTAAGTGGCGCACCACCACCAGCACCTCCACCCCCACCTCCACCAGCAACAATCAAATATTCAATTTGAGATAATTGTGGTTTACCACCACCTAAATTTCTAATACCACCAAGTGAACGCACCGACGCTGTACCAAACGTCGAACCAAATGTAGGAGGCATATTATGTTCCTACTCCAAATGCTGTATTACCACCTAAAACAGAATAGCTAGATGTTCCAGTTTTAATGATTGTGAAGTTATATGAATCTGTAAAAGCATTGCCTATTGTTGCATTATATCTTGGTCGTGTATTACCAGCCCATATAACAGTTTGTGCTGCCCCATCTAACTGAACAGCAGTAACAATATATTGTGTTGCACCTTGAGTAAGCAATATTGCGGCTGAAACAGATTGACCAATCAATAAAGATGAACCCAATAAAGTTGTTGCGTTTGCTCTAAAGTTTAAAGTGACATTCGCAGAAGTATTTGCTGTAAAATAATGAATTGATCCATTTGATACGTCAATATTTACTGTACCTGTTGCAGCAGAAGAAGAAAGATTTACAGTTTCAAAAATTCTACTAGAATTAAATTGTATGTTTGCTGTAATGTTGTTTGAACTTACAGAATTTATTCCAAGTTCATTGCCCGTAACCGCAAGATCAGAAATGTGATTACTTGAAATGGAACTGACACCAATTAAATTTCCTGTAATTTGTCCAACAACAATATTATTACCACGAATAGCATTAACAGGAATTTTATCTCCCGTTACTGCTCCCGTTGCTATACGCCCAGATTCTATTTTTTGTTCTGGCATTACATACCCCCAAACAAGAATGAATCATCAAATATGTCTGGTGGAGAAACAATGTTATTTCCACTTACAGCATTATTAGCAATAAGATTACCAGTAATCGAACGAACAGCAATATTGTTTCCACTAACAGCAGAAATACCTATCAAATTACCATTGATGGCTTGCGTTGCAATTAAACTTGTTCTAACTTTTTGTATCATTACTCACCTTATGGATTCTGACTTAATGCTTTTTGGAAGTTAGCATTTGATGCTAATACGGTATAAGAATTTGCTGCTGTTTTTAATATACTAAACGAATATGTATCAACAGATTCTTGCTGCGTTGTAGCATAACCTGGAGCAGAGTTACCTAACCACCACGGAGATTGAAGAACACCATCAACATATACATTTGCACGATATTTTGTAGCACCTTGTTTTAATAAAATAGCTGTTGTAACAGTTTGACCAATACCCAATTGTGAATCTAATGTGTTTTGAGTGTTTGCTCTAAAATTAAATGTCACATTTGCTGTGGTATTTGATGAGAAAAAATACAAAGTATTATTCTGTAAATCAATATTTACATTTCCACCAACGGCAGTGGTATATACATTAGCCGTTTCAAATACCTGTGTTAAAGATATTTTTAGATTAGAAGCAAGTTTTGTGGTAGAAACTGCTGTATTAGCAATTCTATTTGAACCTATTCTTTGAGTCATTTTTTTATCCTATTTTCTCAGTATTTAGAGTTAACCACCAAACACTATAGACATTGCAATTGCTTTACCAGTTGTCGCAGCAGAGTTTGCTGTGTCAAACGAAGCATTAACTTTAGCACTTACACTTGGATGTAATTTAGCAAACTCGACAGTACCATCATTCAACACATAAACATTTGTAGCACCAATAGTTACTACCGAAATATATTCATTATTACTTGGTGTTGACAAGAATGTGATTGTGTTTGCCAAACTATTGATAGTATATGTACTAGGTGCTTGCAGAACACCATCAATTGCTACCGTTAATGCCTGATTACTTACAGGCATAAAGCCCATATTAAATGTGTTTACAAGACCGTTAGCAGTTGTCTCAAATGTGGCAACAGTGGTATTTGTTGCAGTTAATTGAACTTGTAATGTATTAACCGCAGTGTAGAATGTAGCAACACGAACATTTTCACCAGCAACAGGTGCTTCAATAAATGTAATTGTATTTGAAGTTCTGTTTACAGAATAAGTTGTTAATGGTTGTACAACACCATCAATAGTTACCATTAATGTTTCTTTTGCTTGTGGATCAAAACCTAGAGCAAAGGTATCAACTAAACCATTTGCTGTTGTTTCAAATACGGATACAGAAACATTTGAATAAAATACTTCGGTGCGTTGTGTATTGACCGAAGTATAAAACGATGTGACTTTGATGAACTCATTATTCTCAGGAACAGCATCAAGCGTCACAGATTGTTGTGCAGAGTTTACAGTATATGATGAATATGGTTGAACAATACCATCAATTGTTACCAGAATAAACTCTGGTGATACTGGATCAAATCCAACATTAAATGTATCAGTTGTTCCATTTGAAGTGGTTTCATAATAACGAACAGTAACATTGTTTGGAATTAGTTGTGTATAATAAGGATTAACTTTACTAAAACCAGTTACACGAATATTTTCATTTAAACCAGGAGCAGTACCAAACGTAATTGTATTAGATACATTGCTTACAGTATATGCTGAGTCTGGCTGAATAACACCACCAATTGCAACGGTAACATTGTTTGCGTTTACTGGATTAAATCCAAGAGTATATGTTACTGTTACACCATCACCAACATTATTATATGCTTGAATAACAGCACCAGCGGAGTTAGCCACATCTAAGAAGTATGGTGTAATTGTTTGGAAACCAACTGCACGAATTACTTCACCTTGTGGTGGTGGAGCATTAAATGAAATTGTTGAGTTACTTGTTGTAACAATATAATCAACATTATCAGTTTGAACAATACCACCAATCGAAACAAAAATTGCGGCATTAGCAGCAGAGGGTGTATAACCTAATGCATATGTTGATGAAACACCATCGGCAGTTGTTTGGAATGACTGAACAACAGCATTTGATGTGCCACCGCCTCCACCACCAGTGTTTGCTTTTTCATACGCAGCATTGGCATGAGCATATGCTGAGTTAGCTTGGAAAAACGCAGCATTTGCTTGTCCACGAACCCATGTATCAAGCGCATTGTTTGCAGCATTGAATGCAGCGTTGGCATATACGCCAGCAGACGAAGCATTTGCGTCAGCATTATTTGCTTTGTCAAATGAAGAGTTTGCATGAATGAATGCAGCATTAGCTGTGTTATATGCTGGTTGAACTTGTGGAAATACATTGTTTGCGGAATTAAACGCAGCATTAGCATGGTCGTATGCTGAGTTTGCTTGAATGAATCCACTATTAGCATGAACAAAAGCAGAGTTCGCATATTGACTACCAGAGTTAGCTGTAGCAAATGAACCGTTAGCATAAATGCCAGCAGAGTTTGCGCTATCGTATCCAGAGTTTGCTTTGTTGAACGCATCATTGGCATGGAAGAACGATGCGTTAGCTTGAATGAATCCAGAGTTAGCAACTACAAACGATGAGTTAGCGTATACTGATGCCGAGTTTGCGTTAGTATTTGCTACGTTTGCTTGAGCAAATGCAGAGTTTGCATAAGAAGCGGCAGAGTTTGCTGTGTAACTTGGTGTGTTAGCATAGATCGCTACAGTATTCAGATCAGAGTAAGCAGCATTTGCTTGAATAAACGCTGAGTTAGCATATGATGCTGTAGCATTTTGTGCACCAAACGCAGAATTAGCATGAATAAACGCAGCGTTAGCGTATTGACCAGTAGCGTTCTGTGATTCATATGCTGAATTAGCATGAATAAATCCAGCATTAGCATGATCATATGCTGAGTTTGCTTGAATAAACGCAGAGTTAGCGTATTGACCAGTTGTGTTCTGAGCGTTAAACGCAGACTGTGCGTGAGCTATAGCACCATTAGCTTGTAAGAAAGCAGCGTTTGCTGTATCATACGATGGTTGAATCTGTGGGAATACGTTATTCGCAGCAGCAAAAGCAGCATTAGCATGGTTAAATGATGCGTTAGCTTGTATGAAAGCAGAGTTGCCTGTGTCGTATGCGCCTTGTGTAAATCCAATTACACTTACACCATTAACAGCAAGTGTACCAAATACATTTGTAATACCACCAGCATTACCAATATTGATAGTCGTTGCTGCACCACCCATACGAATTGTGGTAGCAGTTGTATTGAATACTAAAATAGTTCCTGCTGCGGCAAGTAAAGATGACGTTTGTACAGATTGACCAAACGCAGCTTTTTGTGCATATAAAGTATCAGCAGATGGTTGATAATATAGTTGAGTGTTACCACCAACAGCAATATTACCTGTAGCAGCATTTGCCAATACAAGATAATGTAAACCACTACCAGATTTTGGTTGTAGATTTACATAATTCGCTACATTAGATGTGCCAGCAACGGTACTGTTATTAGCAATTGAGTTTGCTAAATTGTATCCACTGTTTGCTTGAACGAATGCACCATTAGCGTAGATGCCAGCAGAGTTTGCAGCATCACGTGCAACATTATCAATTGAAGCACCACCAGCAAGTGTGTTAGCATAAGCAAACGCAGAGTTTACATGATCGTATGCTGAGTTTGCTTGAATGAATGCTGAGTTACCAGTATTAAATGCAGAATTTGCATATTGACCTGTAGCATTCTGTGATTGATATGCTGAATTGGAATGATCGTATGCAGCGTTAGCGTGAATGAATCCACTGTTTGCATGAATAAACGCAGCATTAGCGTATTGCCCAGTTGAGTTTTGACTTTGGTATGCTGAGTTGGCATGAGTAAACGCAGCGTTAGCGTATTGCCCAGTTGCGTTTTGACTTATGTAAGCAGCATTAGCATGAACAAAAGCAGAGTTCGCATACTGACCAGTTGCGTTCTGTGACAGATAAGCAGCGTTGGCATGATCGAAACCAGAATTGGAATGAATAAACGCAGCGTTTGTTAAATCAAAAATGATATTTGTTCGTGGTAAAATATCAATTTTTTTGATTGTAATGTATGTTGAATGTAAGTTAGCATTCAGTGTATCAATTTCAAACGACGGATCATTGATGTTGACATTATTATCACCACCAATTTCTGGTGTGTAACCTTTAAATAAATGCCACTCTTTTGTTCCCGAATCACGAATTAAACCAGAGTGAGCATTCGTACCATCATTATAGTGACCAGCAAAACCCAAATCTTTCAGATCAGAATAGTAGTTACCAGCACCGAGCATAATGAGAGTATCATTTGCAACCAGAGTGCTTGAATTAATACTTACAACTTGACCCGTAACATATAGATTGCCAACAGAAAGATTTTGAGTAACAACTAAGTTACCTGTAATTACGCCACCACCATTAGCATCAATAGAATTATTAGCACGAATGAATGCTGCGTTAGCATATTGACCTGTAGCATTTTGTGATTCATATGCAGAGTTAGCGTGAATAAACACAGCGTTTGCTTGAATGAATCCACTGTTTGAGTGTATAAACGCACCGTTCGCTAAAGTGAAAGCAGCATTTGTATATTGACCTGTGGCATTCTGACTTAGATACGCAGCGTTGGCATGGTCAAACGAAGCATTTGCTTGTATAAATCCACTGTTTGCATGAATGAATGCACCATTTGCTACGGTAAATGAGGCATTAGCATATTGACCCGTAGCATTTTGACTTTGATATGCCGCATTGGCATGGTCAAATGAAGCATTTGTTTGAATGAATGCTGAGTTCGCTTGAATATACGCAGCATTAGCAGCAGCAAAAGCACCGTTGGCATTTGCAAAAGCAGCGTTAGCATGATCAAATGAAGCGTTAGCATGAATGAATCCACTATTCGAATGATCAAACGCAGAATTGGAATTTATAAATGCTGAGTTTGCTACATTACCAGTGGCATTTTGACTTTCATAAGCAGCATTAGCGTGAATAAATCCACTATTAGCATGAATGTAGGAAGCATTAGCAGCAGCAAAAGCACCGTTGGCATTTGCGAATGCTGCGTTAGCGTGGTCAAATGATGCGTTAGCTTGTATGAATCCTGAGTTAGCGTGATTAAAGCCAGCATTTGCTTGAATAAATGCTGAGTTAGCATATTGACCACTAGCGTTCTGTGATTGATATGCTGAATTAGCGTGAATAAATCCAGAGTTTGCGTGAGTGTAAGCAGCGTTAGCAGCAGCAAATGCGCCATTAGCATTAGCAAAAGCAGCGTTAGCTTTAGCAAAGGCACCGTTAGCATTTGCGAATGAAGAATTAGCAGCAGCAAGCCCAGCGTTTGATTGTGCGTAAGCAAGTGATGAGTAAATGTATAAATCTACATTACCATTCGCAGCAAAAATATAATTTGTGAAGATAGCATTAGCACCAGTAATGCTACCATTAGAACCTGTTGTCGTTAGCGTGTTGGATGTTACGTTACCAACGATAACAACATCACCAGTAACTTGACCACCAACATTTGCGTTTAGAGAATTGTTAGCACGAATAAATGCCGCATTGCCTGTATTGTACGCAGCGTTTGCCATCGCAAAAGCACCATTGGCATTCGCAAAAGCAGCATTAGCTTTAGCAAAGGCACCATTGGCATTCGCAAAAGAAGCATTAGAGGCAGCATAAGCAGCGTTAGCAGCAGCAAAGGCGCCGTTAGCGTTTGCGAATGCTGCGTTAGCTGAAGCAAAAGCACCATTAGCGTTGGCAAAAGCAGCATTAGCTACATTACCAGTAGCATTCTGTGATTGGTAAGCAGCATTTGCTTGAATGAATCCGGAGTTTGCATGTATGAATGCGCCATTTGCTAATGTGAAAGCAGCATTTGCATATTGACCAGTAGCGTTTTGACTCTCGTAAGCAGAGTTTGCTTTAATAAAAGCTGAATTAGCGTGATCGAATCCAGAATTAGCATGAGCAAAGTTTGCGTTTGCTAAAGTATATGCGGAGTTAGTGTATTGACCAGTGGCGTTCTGTGAAATATATGCGGCATTAGCATGATCAAAAGCAGCGTTAGCCTGAATGAAACCGCTGTTTGCGTGAATGAAAGAACCATTAGCTAATGTAAAAGCAGCGTTCGCATATTGCCCAGTTGCATTCTGTGAAATATAAGAAGCATTGGCATGGTCAAAAGCAGCATTTGCTTTTATAAATGCTGAGTTCGCATATGATGCTGTTGCTGAACCACCTAGATCATCATAGTTTGTTCCATCATTTGTAAACTGCCATCTTTGTACAGTTTCGTTCCATAACAAATAAACATTTGGTTGTGCGCCACGGTCAATCTCAATACCAGCATTCATTGTCGGTTGACCCGACTGACTGATTGATGTATTGAGTGTGATAATATTATCACCAATTAATACCATCGGCACATTAGCAGCAATAGAACCACCAATGATACTCAGATTACCAGCAATCGTAACATCACCAGTAATTAAACCACCAACATTAGCATTTAACGCATCGTTAGCACGAATGTAAGCAGAGTTTGCGTGTATGTACGCAGCATTTAATTTTTCATAAGAAGAAATGCTACGAATATAAGTATCCCAACCACCAATAGGAATAGCACCATCACTTGTTCTACTACCAATAAAGAGTGTATTACTATTATATGAGTACGCTGGTTCGCCAATATTTAACGACGGAGGTGTATCCGTCGTTAATGATCTTTTTATTTGAATTGGTGTATTTGCCATTTGTAATTCTTAGAATAATCCACCGTCAAGATTTGTCAGAACGGTAGTAGCAATTTTTGTTTCGTAACGATTGTTCGCAGAACTATAAACAAGAGAATAACCATCTTGTACATTGTCTGTGTTGACATCATTGATTTCAGCAAGAGCAACGTTAGGTTTTGGGCTATACTTTGGTGATACTACAGTTGTACGATTCGGTTGGAATACCGTAACTTTACCTAAATCTGGCATGACTTACCTCGTAACAGATGGAAGAACTGTAGCAGTGCCTTCAATTACACGTGTCACAGAGTTGTCAACGGAGTTTGTTATTTTCAAATCGTAGACGTAACGACCTGGTGTAAGATTAGCAGTGTTTGCTGCTGTCATTGAAAGAGTGATTTGACCGTT